TTGGGATGGCCGGATGATGGGGTTGGCCAAGACCGTTGCTCAGTGGAGCAAGGACCCCTCCACAAAGGTTGGATGCGTGATCACTGACGATAAGCACCGGGTGGTGAGCATTGGCTTCAATGGCTTTCCTCGTGGCATCCCTGATGCGGGCCTTGAGGACCGGGACTACAAGTACGCCCGTGTGGTCCATGCAGAGTTGAATGCTCTGTTGTTTGCTCGTGGTTCTGTGGAGGGATGCACCATGTATGTGTGGCCCATGCCTCCTTGCTCGCGCTGCGCCGGGCCGATCATTCAGGCAGGCATCACTCGCGTGGTTTCCCCGCCTCCCGGTGAGCGGTGGAAGGAAGCCTGTGCTGTGGGCGAGCAGATGTTCAGGCAGGCATGGATCGAGGTGTCGGAGGTCAATGATGAAAGTTGAACTTGTAGACAAGATGGGCACTGACCTCACAACCGTTAACACGGCACGGGTCAGCTTTGCCAAATCAAAGAAGACCTTGGATGCAGCAGACAAGAAGCTGATCTCCTACCTTGCTCGCAACAACCATTGGCTCCCGTTTGCTCACGCAACCATTCAGTTCAGGGTCACTGCCCCAATCTTTGTGGCAAGGCAGCTTGCCAAACATCAGGTTGGGGCGGTGTGGTCGGAAGAGAGCCGCCGGTACATAGACAATGAACCTGAAATCTATGTGCCCGGTGTGTGGCGCGGCAGGCCGGAGAACGTCAAACAGGGGTCGGGTGATAACCTGCATCCCGGAGATGGCTACTTGGCCACCTCTACCTATGACACTGCCATGAGGGATGCTGTGATGGCCTATACCACGTTGCTCAAGCGTGGTGTGGCCCCTGAGATGGCTAGGATGACCCTGCCACAGTCTGCCATAACCTCATGGATTTGGACCGGGAGCCTTTTGTTTTTCTCCCGCGTTTGCCAACTGCGTCTTGATGAACATGCTCAGTCGGAAACACGGGCAGTGGCAGAAAAGATACATGATATTGCAGCCCTTCTGTTCCCGGTTTCGTGGAAAGCCCTGATGGAGCGGAAAGACCCGCCGTCAGGAGGCGAAGCTGCGGCCCTGCGGGCAGAGGTGGAGAGCCTGAAGAAGGCATTGGAAGTAGCCAACAAACGGCATGTCCCAAATGACGGTCTGACCAACCCATTTTCGGGTGCATTGCGCCTGAAAGGATGAAGTGAATGACGCTCGGTCAGCGCAAAATGATGGATGCCGTCCATGAGTATTGGAAGAAGAACGGCTACGCCCCCTCCTTGAGGGAGCTTCAGGACATCCTTGGCTACAAATCTGTCTCTCAGGCGCATTCTACCCTTCAGGCATTGGTGAAGAGGGGGTGGTTGCTTGCCACCCCCAATCAAGCAAGGTCTCTCCGGCTTTCTTCTCATGCAATCCGCCTCTTCAAGGGTGAGGAAGTACGCAAGGAAAAGTGGCCGCTTGAGATGTTGGGTGACTAATGAAAAAATACTTGACGATTGATGTCAAATAGGCACAACTGTTTACAGTGAACGGTAAACGGCTGGTCACCGCGTTCACCTGCAAGTGTCTCCTCCTGTCTCCTGCACGGAAGCCCCGCCCCTGAAAGGCGGGGTTTTTGCATGTCTGCTCTGAAATCATACCTCAAGAAGCTAGATAAACTCCCTCTCGAAGAGCAGAAAGAGATTCTGCGCCTGCTTGAGGAGTTGGATGAGGCGGAGAAAAGAGAGAGCGCACGCGAAGAGTTTCTACCGTTTGTCAAAGAGATGTGGCCCGGCTTCATCGAGGGGCGTCACCATGAAATCATGGCAGATGCCTTTGAACGGGTGGCAAACGGCAAGCTGAAGCGCCTGATTATCAACATGCCACCCCGACACACCAAGTCGGAGTTTGCTAGCTACCTGCTCCCGGCTTGGTTCTTGGGCAGGTTCCCGGCAAAGAAGGTCATTCAGGCTTCTCATACCGCTGAACTTGCGGTTGGGTTTGGCCGTAAGGTCCGAAATCTAGTTGGCTCCAAGGTCTTTCAGAAGATTTTCCCTGACGTTGGTTTGAAAGCTGACAACAAAGCGTCCGGTCGATGGGCAACCAACCAAGGCGGCGACTACTTCGCTGTTGGTGTGGATGGTGCCGTTACCGGCAAGGGCGCAGACATTCTGATTATTGACGATCCTCACTCCGAACAGGAGGCGAAGATCGCGGAGTATAACCCGGAAGTCTTTGACGGGGTCTATGAGTGGTACACCTCAGGCCCTCGTCAGCGACTACAGCCGGGTGGTGCCATCATCATCGTAATGACGCGGTGGGCCAAGCGTGATTTGACAGGTCAGATCACCAAAGCAGCCATTGAGCGCGACGATGACGAGTGGGAGGTGATCGAGCTTCCTGCAATCATGCCTTCAGGTCAGCCGCTGTGGCCGGGGTTTTGGTCGCTTGATGAGCTTGAACGCCTTCGGGCAGAACTTCCCCTGTCCAAGTGGCAGGCACAGTACCAACAGCAGCCCACCTCTGAGGCGGGCGCTCTAGTAAAGAGGGATTGGTGGCGCATTTGGGAGGGTAATGGACCCCCGCCCTGTGAGTTCATCATTCAGTCTTGGGACACGGCCTTCGAGAAGTCGCAGCGAGCGGACTATTCGGCCTGTACCACTTGGGGAGTGTTCTACCACCCGGATGACGATGGTCATACGAGGGCAAACATCATCCTCATTGATGCCTACAAGGAGCGGTTGGAGTTCCCGGACCTGAAGAAAGCGGCCCTCAGGTTCTACAAGGAATACAACCCGGACGCCTGCATCATTGAAAAGAAGGCGGCAGGAACGCCGCTTCTGTATGAACTTCGAGCCATGGGCATTCCCCTTTCGGAATACACCCCGGTTCGAGGACAGGACAAGATTGCCCGCGTAAATGCGGTCTCCGATCTATTTCAGTCCGGTATCGTGTGGGCACCACCCACTCGTTGGGCAGAAGAGGTCGTTGAGGAGTTTGCTAGCTTCCCGGCAGGTGAACACGATGACTTGGTGGACAGTTCCACGCAGGCATTGCTGAGGTTCCGGCAGGGCGGCTTCATTCGTTTGGCCTCAGATGAGGAAGACGAAGTGCCAAATTTTCGACGCAACCGCGTTGAATATTACTAGGGGATATGAATGGCGGTCGCCAAGGCTTTTACTTCCGACAACCTGCCTGAGGGCGAGGGGCTTGATATAGAGCTTCCCGACATCCCTGATGGCACCACGTCTGAAGAAACCCCTGACGGCGGCGTAGTCATCACCTTTGGTATCACCGAAACAGAAGGCTCTGCTGAGGAGGCTGCACATGCGGACAACCTCGTCGAGTTTATGGATAACGGCGATATTGCTGTGCTTGTTAGCGAGCTTCAGTCTCAGTATGACGCTGATCGTCGCAGTCGATCAGATTGGGAACGTGCCTATGTAAAGGGACTTGAGTTCCTAGGCACTCGCTTTGAAGAGCGCACACAGCCTTGGGAAGGTGCCTGTGGCGTCTACCACCCCATTCTGTCAGAAGCCGCTATGCGGTTTCAGGCCAACGCCATCATGGAGATTTTCCCCTCCGGCGGGCCGGTGATGACGGAAATCATTGGAAAACTGACGCCTGAGAAGGCCGCTCAAGCTGCCCGTGTAGAAACCGACATGAACTACCTCACCACTGAGGTGATGACTGAGTATCGGGCAGAAACTGAACGTCTTCTGTTCAATCTTGCCCTTGCCGGGTGCGCTGCCCGTAAGGTCTATTTTGACCCTGTAATGAAGCGTCCTGCCGCTCTGTTTGTTCCGGCAGAAGACTTTGTGGTGAGCTACGGTGCAAGCGACCTTTCGTCTTGCCCGCGTTACACGCAGGTTCTGCGCCTGCCCAAAAATGAAATTCGCAAGCTACAGGTTGCCGGTCTATATGCCGACGTTGACCTGCCTGACCCATCTCCTGAGCGCAGCGACCTTGAGGATGCCAAGGATCGTACTGAGCTTGAGGTGCGGACGTGGGAGTACGATGACCGCCTGACGCTGCTTGAGATGCACGTTGATCTCGACCTTCCGGGGTTTGAGAGTGACGATGGTGTGGCGCTTCCGTATGTCGTGACCTTTGTAAAGGGCAGCGGCGACATCCTCTCGATCCGAAAGAATTGGAACGAGGAAGATGAGACGAAGAAGAAGATCATTCACTTCGCCATCTACAACTACCTGCCCGGCATGGGCTTCTATGGCTTTGGCCTAATCCATCTGATTGGTGGTATTGCCAAGTCCGCAACAGGTATTCTCCGGCAGCTTGTTGATGCCGGTACAGTGTCAAATCTGCCGGGCGGATTGAAGTCTCGCGGATTGCGGATTAAGGGCGACGATAGCCCTATTCAGCCCGGCGAGTTCAGGGATGTGGATGTGCCCGGTGGCTCCATCCGGGACAACATCACCTTCCTGCCCTACAAGGAACCCTCTGCGGTTCTGTATCAGCTTCTTGGCACCATCGTTGAAGAAGGTCGGCGTTTCGCTTCGATCTCTGAGATGAATGTCGGGGACATGAAGCAGGATGCTCCGGTGGGCACCACGCTTGCCCTGCTTGAGCGAAATCAAAAGGTTATGTCCGCCGTTCAGGCGCGTTTGCACGCAAGCATGAAGGTGGAGTTCCGTCTTCTTGCCGGGATCGTCAAGGACTACCTCGAACCTGAGTACCCGTACGAGGTTGAGGGCGACGGCAACAGGACCAAGGACTACTCCGACATTGTTGATGTGTTGCCGGTCTCTGACCCCAACAGCACCACAATGGCGCAGCGGATTATGCAGTATCAGGCTGCTTTGCAGCTTGCTCAGAATCAGCCGGAAATCTACGACATGCCTGTGCTGCATCGGAAGATGATCTACACCCTTGGCATCAAGGACGCGGAGAGCATCATCCCGGACAAGAACAACATGAAGCCAACTGATCCGGTGACGGAGAACATGGCTTTCTTGAATGGCAAGCCGGTAAAGGCGTTCCTGACGCAGGATCACGAAGCGCATATCGCTGTTCACACGTCGATGATCCAAGACCCGCAGATGCAGCAGATGATTGGGCAGTCTCCAACAGCTCCAATTATTTCTGCCGCTTTGTCCGCGCATCTTCAGGAACACATCGCCTTCGCTTACCGCCGCAAGATTGAAGATCAGCTTGGCGTGCCCCTGCCTTCCCCCGCAGATGTTCTGCCCGAGGATGTGGAGATTCAGCTTGCTCCGCTTCTTGCTCAGGCAGCACAGCGTGTTCTTCAGGGTTCTCAGGCTCAGGCATCGCAGCAGCAGGCACAGCAGGCCGCTCAGGACCCTGTGGTGCAGATGCAGCAGGCAGACTTGCAGCTTCGTCAGCAGGAAGTGCAGCGCAAGGCTCAGAA